CTTGCCTTCCTACTAAACTAATTAGTGTTGGTCTAGCATATAATAATATGGAGGTAGCTCAAAAGTTGGAAGAGCAGTATGCATTTAACTTCATCCAAGGAGACAGTACCTCTATATTAACTTCTGAATTTTTTGAAAAAGAGTACCCCGAGGGTATTGATTTTTTTCATGTGGATGGTGGGCATGAATATCATGTGGCTTTATCAGACCTAGAAAAAGCTTTTCCTTATATGAATGAGGGGGCCGTTATTCTGGTGGATGACTATCACTCCCAGATGTGCCCCTTAGAATCCGTGGATAGGGCTGTTGATGATTTTGTAGCAAAGAATAATTTAAATATGAAGAGGGTTAACACAGAAGACGGCAAAGGAATGGCAGTAATAAGATTATGAGACGAGCATTTATTACAGGAATTAGCGGACAAGATGGATCGTACTTAGCGGAATTACTTTTAGAAAAAGGGTATGAGGTATGGGGAGTTCTGAGACGGCATTCACAACCTGAATACCAAAGTAGTAGATTAGAGGAGGCTGGTATTTATGATCATCCTTCTCTACATCTAGTATACGGAGATGTCACAGATTTTAGTTCTATGTGTCACTTAGTTAAGGAGGTACAACCACATGAGATTTATAATCTTGCAGCTCAGTCTCATGTGAAGATCAGTTTTGATCAACCCGCGTTCACTGCTAATGCAGATGCAATTGGCGTATTAAATGTTTTAGAAGCGGTCAGGTTAGAGTGTTCCAGTGCTAGGGTTTATCAGGCTGGATCTTCAGAGATGTTTGGGAACGAGTGCGATGGGGATGGATACAGACGAGAAACAACTCCTATGGTTCCTGTTAGTCCCTATGGTTGTGCAAAGCTTTACGGCTATAATTTGGCAAAGGTATACCGTTCTTCTTACAACCTGTTTATATCCAACGGAATTCTTTTTAACCATGAATCTCCTAGGCGTGGGTTAAATTTTGTTACCAATAAAATAGTACAAGGGGCTATTGACATTAAAAATGGTAAACAAAAAACTTTAGCATTGGGTAATCTAGATGCAACGAGAGATTGGGGTCATGCCAAGGATTATGTGAGGGCTATGTGGATGATACTTCAAGCTGATGCTGCGGGTGAGTTTGTCTGTGCTATGGGTGAGTCCCATTCTGTTAGAGATTTATGCGTGAAAGTGTTCGGTAAACTTGGTATGAGTTACCACAATCATGTGGTGATAGACCCCAAGTATTATCGACCGACCGAGCTACATGATCTTAAGGGGGACTCCACAAAATTAAGGAGCAAGGTGGGATGGCAGCCTGAGTATACTTTTGAAAGTCTGGTTGAAGAAATGGTCAAAGCACGGCTATAATATACCATGATCAGCCTAGATTTTGCGACAAGTCCTGAGTTATACTTTGATTATAGGAAAGGATTAGACCTTCTTAGGGGCCTTAATGAAGAGGATTACAACTACCCAGAGGAAACTACCCTTTTTCATGTATATACAGAAGTTCGAACCCCTAAAGAGTTACTGGCTATTAAAGCCTATTTAGCCACTCAAAATTTAACTAAAACTAAGTTGATTGTGTGGTCCGACTATGATATCTCTGATCAAGAAAATATTCAACCCTATAAGAATTTTGTAGATTTTAGGGTGTATGATCCTAGAGAATTGGCAAAAGGTACTCCTTTAGAAGGGGTGGAAAGCCATTTCACCACAGGTGGGGACCACAACCATTGGATGAGCAGCGGGGTAATGCGGTTTCTAGTTCTGTATAAGTTTGGAGGCATTTACTTCGATATGGACATGGTGCTTCTTAGAGATCTTAAACCTATTCTCGGGCAGAATTTTGCTTATCAATGGGGTAGTTCAACAGACTTTGCTAAGGCGCGTCGATTGGAAGAGGATTGCCATGGACCATGTGCCGCTATGCTTGGTGCGGTTAAAGGGAGCAAATTTATAGAGGATTGTATGTGGCAGTTAATTATAACTCCTCCCTCTGGAGGTACTTGTTATGATGAGGACATGTTGGGATATGTTTATGCCACGAACCCTTTTACTGTTTTTCCTTCTACCTTTTTTAATACTGAATGGTTGATAAGTAAAGTAAGTTCAGAAGAAAGGGATAAGGTTAAGTTAGGATGGTTTGAAAATAAATTAGAAGATCCTGCTTATCTATTTCTAGAGGCTTTTGCATGGCATTGGCACAATTCTAGCAATAAAAACAAAAAGGTAGTAGAAGGTTCTAAATTCGATCTTCTAGAAAAGCTGACTGACACTAAATTAAAAGAGAGGCAAATTTTATGAAAGTTAAGATTACTAAAGTGTGTCCTCAAGCTCAAATTCCAACCAAGGGAAGTGAGGGCGCAGCAGCATTCGATTTATATGCAACGGAGGCAGTTTTCATACCCCCAGGGGAAACGGTAGCAGTTGGGACAGGTTTGGCTATGGATATCCCAAAGTTTTGGAAAGGGGATATCTATTCTAGAAGTGGACTAGCTTCCCGAGGAGTTGTTGTGGCTAATTCTCCTGGTAAGATTGATTCAGATTATAGGGGGGAAATTAAAGTTCTCCTTCACAACAATAGGAGCGTTGATATTATTGGCATAGAACTGGGGGATAGGATAGCTCAGTTTGAGATAAATCCTGTACATGATATGGAGTTTGAGGAGGTAGCAACTTTAGAGGAATCAACTCGTGGGGATGGGGGCTTTGGATCAACAGGAAAGTAAATCCAAACAAATTATTGCCCTGTGCATGATAGTTAAAAACGAGTCTAAGGTTATAGAAAGGGCTTTAAACTCTGTTAAGAGTTTCGTAGATCGTTATTTTATATGTGATACGGGATCTACGGATGATACTGTTGAAGTTATAGAAAATTATTTTTCAAAACATAATCTTGAAGGAGAAGTTCATTCTAGCCCCTGGGTTGATTTTTCCCACAACAGACAAGAAGCTTTTGATTTAGCTAAAGGGAAGTGTGATTATATTATGACATTAGATGCGGACGAAGTTTTCGCTCCCTATGTCGATAACCTCCCGCACTTAAATAAAATAGTGGATGAAATTCCTGTCTTTACGGCTGATAGGGTTGAAGTTAAAACCGTTTATGGTGGACTTGTATATAATCGAGGGCAATTTTACAAAGAGAGTATAAATTGGAAGTGGTCTTGGCCCGTACATGAGGTTTGTGGATCTAGTGAAGAACGCTCCCTTGAAGTTATAGAGAATGCTTGTGTATATCCTTCTTTGGATGGAGCGCGAAGCGGAGATCCCAATAGGTATTTGAGAGATGCTTTGGTGTTTGAGAACTGGTTGATTGATAATCCCAAGGATGCTAGAGCGTGGTTTTATTTGGCTCAATCTTATAGGGATGGGGGGAAACCTGAAAAAGGTATCTCTTCTCTTACTAAGTGTTTAGAATTATCTCACTGGGATGAGGAGATATATGTTACTCATCTAAGGTTGGCACGTTATAAATTAGAAGCTGGAAAACCCTTTGAGGAAGTTGTGCATCACTATATGGAAGCGTATAATAGTAGACCTATCCGTGCTGAACCTTTTTATGATATGTTGAACTATTATAGGGCACACAATAAGCATCACATAGGGGTGGCATTCGGAGAGTTGGCTTTAAAAATTCCCTACCCAAAGCATGATCGTCTGTTTGTAGAACTTGTTGTGTATGATTGGAGAATAAAGGATGACCTATCTATTTGTTATTACTGGGTGGGCAGATTTAAAGAAGGCTATGATTTGGGGATGGAGCTAGTGAATAACCCTAATATTCCTAAAGATCATAAAGAGAGAATAACAAAAAATATGCAACATTGCAAGGAAAAATTAGATGAAAAATAGAAAACGAGTAGAGTATATTTGGTTAGATGGGTATCTTCCACTTCCTAGAATTAGAGCGAAGACCCGATACATAGATTTAGATACAAATCGTCTAATTCCAGATTGGAATTTTGATGGGGGATCAACTAATCAAGGAGAATTAAACGATTCAGATAGATGTCTTAGGTGTGTTAGAGCTTATAAGGATCCCTTCAATGAAGATGGTGTTTTAGCTTTTTGCGAAGTAACTTATCACTCTGGGGCTGCTCATGAATCTAATACTAGAACGTATTTGTCTGAATTAGTTTCGGGACTGGAAGAGAGTGACATATGGGTAGGTTTTGAGCAGGAGTTTACTTTTATTAACCCTGCGACAGAAAAGCCTCTAGGTTATTTACTACAGCCTAAGAAGCAGGGTCAGTATTACTGCGGTGTAGGTTGCCTTAATCAGATTGGGCGTTATATTGTAGACGAGTTTGAAATGCGGTGTGAAAAGGCAGGCGTCTTCTTGGCTGGCTTAAATGCTGAGGTGATGCCAGGGCAGTGGGAATTTCAAACGTCCCCCCAAGGTCCACTCAAGAGTTCTGACGATTTATGGGTAGCACGGTATATTTTAGAAATGGTATCAGAGAGCAAGCCAGTTATTATTTCTTATGACCCTAAACCCCACCCTGAGTTTAATGGTGCGGGGTGTCATACTAATATGTCTACTACAAAAATGAGAGATTGTTTTGGAATGGACGAGCAAGAAGAGCTTATGGTTCATCTAGAGGTGGATCACAAAGAACACATTAAGGTGTGTGGAGCGGGTATTGAAAGACGCATGACGGGAGAGTTTGAAACTTCTGATTATAAGGTGTTCAGTTGTGGAGTGGGGGATAGAGGAACGTCTATTAGAATTCCTCAGACAGTAGCAATGGAAGGGGCTGGGTATTTTGAAGATCGTAGACCTTGTGCCAACATTGATCCATATAAGGTGCTCTATTCGTTAATTTCTTCGGTAAAAAAGTCAAAACTTCTATAATAAGATATGGATAAATCTGTATTTAAAAGGCTGAAAAATGCTGGGTTGTTATCGGATCAAGCCCCCGATCTTGGGTTCGTAGGGACAGGGAGCTATGCTCTTAACAAAATTATTTCTGGGGATTACAACAAAGGTATTCCCATTGGTATGATCACACAATTTCATGGGGAAGCTTCGTCAGGTAAGACTGTATTTGCGACTCACATCTTGAAAGAGGCCCAATCTAAGGATTACTACTCAGTGATGGTAGACAGTGAGAATGCTTACAATCCTGAATTTGCTGCTCATTTAGGAATAGATCCTGAGAATTTGATTTACGCTGCTCCTGAAACATTGGAAGATGCATTTCAGATTATTGAAGATGCAATTATTGCTATAAGAGAAACAGATAAAGAGACACCTATTGTAGTGGCATACGATAGTATTGCAGTTTCCCCCTCAAAAGCAGAGTATGAAGCAGAGAACTACGAGGGGCATAATATGGTGGGTGCAATTAGAGCTAAGACTACAGGATCGTGTCTGCGTAAAATTAATCCATTGATGAGGAAACATAAAGTTGCGTTAGTAATTATTAACCAGATGAGGGCTAAGGTAGGGGGCCATATCCCCCAAGATACTATGGCTGCTGGGGGGAGATCATTAGAGTACTACCTGGGTGTAAATTTAAAATGTGTTTCTGGAACTAAAAAAACTCATCAGATTAAAAATGAGAGGAAGCAAACTATAGGTATTAGAGGAGTAATCAGAAACACTAAAAATAAGTGTTCACTTCCGTTTAGAGAGTGTGATTTTGAATTACTTTATGATGAGGGACTAGATCCGTATGCAGGGGTGCTTAAACAAATGGTGGATGACGGTCACGTAGAATTGAATGGAGCATGGTATACTGTAGTTGAAACAGGTAAAAAGTTTCAATCTAAAGACTTCGTAGACCTGATGCAACCCCCTGTGGACGCTGGAGTTGTGCCCCTCGCAAATTTTTTAGAACAATAGTTTGACAGGTGTTCGCAAATTTGCTATAATAGGGTGCGAAAGAAGAGATCAACCATGAAAGAAGACAAGAATTTTGAACTACTGTCACAGATGATTGATGATGCTTTCTCTAACCACTACAACAAAAAGGAAAAGAAAATGGAAAATCAACCATCCCCCGAACCCCGCGAAAGTGAGCTTATCGTAGCTGAAGCCGAGCGGTCTACTACTGCCTATCTGACCATCGAGGACTATACTCGACAGACTGGTAAACGATTTCGTATGACGAAAGATCAGAAAGCACGAGATCTTTCCCGAGAACAGGCTTTTACCGAAACTTTTGGAGAAACTAACTGATGCTTAAGAACTATGAAGAACTGCGTATGTATGCCCCCGCTGCCTTTGCTACTGCACCCGAGGAGGGGCGCGTCTCTGATCGCTATACTTTCCTCCCTACGACCGATATCCTGGATATCCTCCAAGAGGAGGGGTGGACTCCTTGGAGCGCAAGGCAGGTAAACTCGCGGACCTGGAGCAAAAATCATGCGAAGCATATTATTCGTCTGCGCCATGAAGATCTAGATGTGCAGTCTTTTGATGTTGGGGACTCTTTCCCCGAGATGCTTCTTATGAATGCTCACAATGGTCTGGGCAGCTATGACCTTATGGGAGGTATCTTCCGCATGATCTGTTCTAATGGTATGGTGATCTCCGAGAGCGATTTTGGTAAGATTCATATTCGTCACATTGGTTTTGAGGCTAAACAAGTTGTGGATGCTTCTCGTGAACTTATCTTGAACTCTTCTAAAATTGCGGATAAGATTAATACGTGGAGGGAAATAGAGTTGACCCCACGTTCCAGAAAAGACTTTTTCGCTGATGCTACGAGGATTCGTTTTGGGAAGAGTGCCCATGACGATCTGGTTGAAGAGATGTCTCGTTGGCGTAGGAAGGAAGACAACAAGAATGACCTGTGGACCACATTTAATGTGGCTCAGGAGAACTTGATTAGGGGTGGATTCCGTAACGGATCTACTAACCGCATGGTGCGCCCTATCACTAACATCCAAAAAGATGTGAAATATAACTCTGAGCTTTGGGACTTGGCTAGTAAATATAGTGAGGAGTCTATCTCCCTTCTCTAGTATATACATGAGGGGAGGGCAAATCCTCCCCTCGGTTAGTTCATATATGTCGGAGTATAAATACAATGATCCTCTAAATATAGAGCCTGATGGTACCTATATTACGAAGTCCCAGATGCAATTTTTTCTGAACCGAAAAGATGGACTGGACAAATTTACAAGCGGAGATCCAGAATTTGTGGAGTACTACAATTTGTGTCGCGTTTACAATTTAGTCTCTGAAATTATGGAGGAGGACGAAGATGCGGCAATAATGTATTGGGATGATAAAAAAGGTATCGTCACAATGGGATTCCCCACCCATGGAATTGTAGAGAAAGCATTAGCAGGAGTAGATCCATTGGTGATAGATATTCATGATGATGATGAGAGCTTTGGGTGGGGAACAGACCTGTAACACGATTAAAATTATGGGAAAAACATACAGAAAGGAAAAGTCCTGGGGGAAAAAGATTTCTACCCGTTCTAGAAAACAAAGACATGTAGAAGAAGAGTATTCAAACACTACTCGTAATTACGATAATTTAGATACAGATGATGATGATGAAGAAGAATACCCTCCAAGACCCAGAAAAAGAAATCAAAATAACTTTTGATCCTATAGTTCCGTGTCAGTGGATTCACGATAAGGAAGTTAGATTAAGTGAGTGGAATAAGATGGTCACTTACTACATAAGACATTACAACAAGGAAAAATACGATGCCCAGCCCCTATATATTAAAAAATCCTCCGATTGATAAAAATCGGATACAGAAAATCTGTAAAAAGGTTATTGACGAATCCAATGAGGATCGGCAATTAGCTCTGGACACTCACAGGTTCTTCAGACAAATGCTGGATGAGAATCCTCAAGATGCAGCAGCAAAAAATCTAATGGTGGATTGTTTGAAGTTAGCTCAAACATCCAAGACCAGTATACTGAAGGTAGTAGACCTTTTGATTAAATTAGATATGGCACAACTTAAAGGTTCCGATAAAAACGAAACCAATTCTTTATACTCCCAACTCGACAGTCTCACTGATTAAATATGTCTCATTTAAAATTCTACAAAGTAATTTGTGAAGAGATTAATCTAGTACTTCTGATTAAAAAACTTTCTGCGCGGGAGGAACAGAAGTATTATAGTTCCGTAAAGAGAAAAATCCAAGATTTGGAGAAGCCACTAACTATTGCTAGTTACATGACTCATATCATTAAAGGCATTCTTCATAATGCGGAGGAGTTTTTTGGGAGCCTTCCCGAGGATGAAGAGGCACAGTTAAATGTGTTAAGGGCAGTCTATAATTCTATTATTGATGCGTACCCTCCTCTTGACTTGGGTTTTGTTTGTCAAGATATTAATAATAGTACCTTCATGGAGGAGATTCAGGAAGCTATGGCAGATCTCTTTGATCATGCTGTTAATGTCCAGAACTCTTCTTCTAGAAGTTTGAAATCCATGCGTACCTTGAGTGATGTTGAAGGCTTGGAGAAATATATAAAAAGAAAATTGGTGGGGCAAGAGGAGGCTGTAAATAGTGTAGTAGATAGCATCAAGTTAATTGCTAGTGGCCTTTATAAAAATTCTTCCTTCTTTTTCATAGGCCCTACTGGAGTAGGTAAGACAGAGTTGGCTAGACTTCTGGGTCAAAAGTACAGCGGGAATTTTTGGAAGATTAACTGTGCAGAATATGCTCATGCCCATGAGTATGCGAAGCTAATTGGTTCCCCTCCTGGGTACGTTGGACATAGTGAGAAGAGTTTAATGGCTGAGAAGGCTGAGAAGTCCAATAGGTGGGTAATTCTTTTTGATGAAATTGAGAAGGCCCACCACAAGTTTTATGATTTTTTATTGTCTCTCCTAGATGATGGAACTTGCACTGATAACATGGGAAAAGTTCTGGACTTTACTGAATCTATATTTATCTTCACCTCCAACCAGGGAATTTCCGACATCAGAATTGGAAAGAAGCTGGGGTTTGGTGGGGAGAGAGTTACAGTGTCAGGATCCGAAGAGGAAATTAAAAAGTCTGTTAAGAAAAAGTTTCCTACGGAATTTATGAATCGCATAGACAACTATATGTTCTTTAATACTTTAGAACCTTCACACTTAAGGAAGATAGCTACGCTTTCTCTTACTCATCTGCCTATTAAAAAACATAAAGCCCTGTTAGATTTCATTGTCACTAATGGGTATTCAGAAGAATATGGAGCTAGAAATATTAAGCGTTTTATTAAGAATGAGGTCGCCCCAGTCATAGCCCAGACATTGTTAGAGCGAAAACTTCCAAAGAAGAAGGGGGACCTATACACTCCTAAGATTATTGATGGCAAATTAGTGTTGGTAAACTTACTAGAGGAAACTTCTGATGAAACCGAATTGAACCAAGCCGCTGGGTAGGCTATACGCCTTCGTGCGATTTGGAATTTCGCTACCTGCTTCCCTCAAAGAAATTTGGGGGAAGTTTTTTAATAAATAGGCAACCTTGTCTATTATAGGACATGTGGCCCTGTAGCTCAGTTGGTTAGAGTCTCCGTCTTATATACGGGAGGTCACAGGTTCAAGTCCTGTCGGGGCTACCATTTGTTATAGAAAGGAAAGTAATATGATTAAAGTTATTGTTCATTTTGGTGATCATGCAGGAAGTCGTTCCGAGAGTTATGATATTTTGACATACCTGAGAGGAGACAAATATTGGCAGTTTCTGTGTTTGGATGGAACCTTAAAGATTATCCCCGATTCATCTATTGAGATGATTGAGATAGTTAACGAAAAAGCTCCTAAGACGGGAGAAAAGGAAGAATAATTATGGATAAGGTAAGTAAAAAGTATTTGGAAAGAATGTTAGAGGGCTGCGAGATGGGCTTGTCTCAAATAGATGAGGCTATAGCTTCGGTGAGTGCTCAGTTAGGGCAAGTGCAGACGCAGTTTGATGAGATGAGCCAACAGAAGGAAGAGATGCTCGAAGCACAGGCTGATTTAACAAAACTTCTTGGCGTTGAAAAGGGCCCACGCAAAATTTCAGATGAAAAAAGCTAAGAGAATTAAGTTTAAGTTTTTTAAGAATGAAGATCAAGCCTGGGAGTACATTAAATTTAGGAAAAAGAATTTTCCTAAGAGAGCAGGGTATAGTTATTTTTATAACGCCATGCAGTATAAACATAAAAAGAGTGATAAGAAGAGATGGCTTGCCTACTGCCTAATGAGAAAGCTAAAGGGGAGGTAGCCCAACGGCAGAGGCAGTGGACTTAAAATCCATACAGTGCGGGTTCGAATCCCGCTCTCCCTACCATTTGGGTGCGTAGCTCAGTGGTAGAGCATCGGCCTTTTAAGCCGCTGGTCGAAGGTTCAAGTCCTTCCGCACTCACCATTAAAATGACGAAACGCACCAAATTCAGAGGTACTCTGATACCTTTTAGGTGGTCGAAGGCCCTTAGAAGGCAATCTGAGGCTGCCATTTTGGCAGGTTAGCCTTATTTAGAGGAAAATGATGAAAAACACCGATTTCTCCGAAGTAGGACAGGCTGTAGGTAAAATTGTCAAAGAAAAACAAGAAGCCTATGGAGATTCTTTTGGCAGGAGTGGGGAGTGTCTCAGACAAATGTTTCCCAATGGTATTAAACCAGATCAATACGATGATTTGCTTACCATAGCGAGGATACTAGATAAACTATTCCGTATAGCGTCAGATCCACAAGCGTTTGAGGAAAATCCGTATCAGGATATAGTGGGGTATGGTCTTCTGGGTATGAAGAGATACGACAAGCCCCAAAAAATTTAGAGATAGGGGCTTGACACGCTCTACCAGTATGGTATAATGGATGAACGATGAAAGATCACGAAGACATCATAGGCAAGAGGGTAGAAGTTTATCGCAACCTTCATAAGAATTGTTTTTCCATTCGTTACCGAGGAAAAGTAATGGGATACCTTTATGATATCGGGTTTGGTATTCCTGCTCCTCGACTATATCTCACGAATGCTACTTTTGCGGTACAACCAGCGGGTAGGGAGAAAGTACTCCGAGAGGGTAGAAAGAATGTTCACGCTTTTGTGCGTGGGACCGTCTCTTATTTGGGAGGTCTTCAACAGAAAAAGATTATTAATAGGTGTAAAAAGAAGGTTACTTATAACCCTTA